ACCATGAAAGATAACTTTAACAGGTAAGTTAAAAAGAGAAAAAAATAGAGCTATGAAACTACCCTATAAAACTATGACTTTAGAAGAAATAAAATCAATACCTATCAATAAAATTGCTAATATTGGTTGTCATGTTTATTGTTGGACAACTAATAAAATGTTAAAAGAAACTTTTGCAGCATTAGAATCATGGAATGTAAACTATCATTTAACTTTAGTTTGGACAAAACCAACTGGAATGATGCCTTGTTTTGGTTATAAATTTGGTACTGAATTTTGTTTGTTAGGTTTTTTTGGCAAACCTATGCAAAAATTTGTTAATATGGGCAAATTAAACTGGATTCATAAGATGCCACAAAAACCACATTCAACTAAGCCACAAGAATTTTATGATTTAATACAAACTATGTCGCCAAAACCTAGTTTAGATATGTTTGCTCGTAACAAAAGAGATGGGTGGGATGTCTGGGGTAATGAAATTGAGTGAAGAATTAGCTAGAGCAGTAGAAATTGCTAGAGAGTTGGAAAGAAGAAAACAAAGAAACCAACTAGCAAATTATATACCTTACGAGTACCAAGAGAAATTTCACAATACAGATGAACCTCAAAGATTATTGATGGCAGGAAATAGGGTTGGCAAAAGTATGTGTGGTGCTATGGAAATGGCCTATCATTTAACTGGCAAATATCCTAAATGGTGGAAAGGCAGGAAATTTGTAAAACCTATTAGAGCTTGGGTTGGGGGTGTATCTAACGAAACCACAAGAGATGTATGCCAAAAAGAGTTATTAGGACAACCAGACGATCCTGCTGCTAGAGGTACTGGATCTATTCCTGCAGAACTGATAGGTGAAACTGTAAGAAAGCCAGGTGTACCTAATGCTGTAAACTCATTAGTTGTAAAACACGTTACTGGGGGTAATTCAAGATTAAAGCATATGAAATGGGAAAAGAAAAGTGGATGGGAGAAGCTGTAGATGTAGTATGGCTAGATGAAGAACCACCAACTTCAATTTATTCTCAGGCATTGACAAGAACTGCAGATAGAGGGGGTATTGTTTTTATGACATTTACTCCAGAAAGTGGAATGACAGAAACAGTAGCACAATTTGTAAATAATTTAAAAAAAGGTCAAGCATTACTACAAGCTACTTGGGATGATGCTCCACATATGACAAAAGAAGTTAGAGATCAAATTTTACAAGCATTGCCACCACATGAAAGAAAAATGAGAGAAAAAGGAATACCACAACTAGGATCTGGTCTTGTATTTCCTATTGCAGAAGATGATATTGTATGTGACCCAATAGATATTCCTACTCATTGGCCAAGATTATGTGGACTAGATTTTGGTTGGGATCACCCTACGGCAGCAGTTTGGATTGCATGGGATAGAGATTCAGATATAGCATATGTTTATGATAGCTATTCAATGCGACAAGAAGCTGTACCTATTCATGCAAGTGCAATTAAAAGCCGAGGAAACTGGATACCAGTTATCTGGCCCATGGATGGCAGACAAGCAGATAAAGGTTCTGGTAAATCACTTACAGAACAATATAGGACAGAAGGATTAAATATGACAAGAGAGCATTTTACTAATCCACCAAGTCAAGGGCAGAAAGATGGTACTGGTGGAGTATCTGTTGAAGCTGGTATTATGGAAATATATACAAGGATGCAGACAAAAAGATTGCAAATATTTAGAAATCAAAGTAAACTGTTAGAAGAATTAAGAATGTACCATAGGAAAGATGGTAAAATAGTTCCTGTGCATGATGATGTTATTTCTGCAATGAGATATTGTGTAATGTCATTAAGAAAAGCTAGGATCAAAAACTATCAAGCACCTTATGAACAAGCTGATTCTGAGTTTAGTTTATTTGCATAGGAGTAATCATGCCAAAGAAGAAAGGAAAAAAGAGAGGATATTAGATGGGAGGAGCATTTAGAGCAATTTTTTCTGCACCAGTTAAAATATTTAAGGCAGTAGCTAAAACTGTTGGAGGAAAAAAACCAAAAAAACGGGCAGCAGTAGCTACAGCAGAAAAGGTTGGAACAGATATTACAGAACCTATAAAGAGAACAGCAGCACTTGGTTCTGGGTATGCGGGTGGCACAATAATGACTTCTGCACAAGGTGTTGAAGAAGGTGCAAAAAGAGCAAGAACTCTTCTAGGTTCAGGATGATAGAAATAGTAACTAATGACGAATGGAAAAATAAGTGCTATGACTGGATAAAAGATAAAGCTCATATTCATTCTACAGCAGAAGATTATACTTATATTGGTATGATAGAAGATAAAAAAATTTTAGGAGTTGTTATCTTTTCAGATTATGATGGTAACAATATTTTTGTTCATGTAGCACTTGACACACCAAGAGCTTGTCAAAGAGATACAATTAGATTAATGTTTGATTATGCTTTTAACCAAGCAAAATGTAATAGGGTTACAGCAACCTGTGACAATAATTATTCTAGGATAAAAAAATTAATTGAAGGTGTTGGCTTTAAGAAAGAAGGTGTCTTAAAAAATATGATGAAAATAAAAGATACCTATGTAGATGCAGCAATTTATGGAATGTTAAAGGAGGACTGCAAATGGGTATGAAACCAAAAATAGCAGCTGCACCACCAATAGATCAGGATATCTTGGCAAAAGAAGCTGAAGAAAAAGCAAAATTTGCAGCTGAAAAAGCTAAGAGTTTAAGAGTAGCTGGTGCTGGAAGGATGGGAACAATTCTTACAAGTGGTATGGGTGTTGAGGAAGAAGCACCAACTGCAAAAAGTGTTTTAGGTGGTAGTTCAACAAATTATGGATAACGATAAGTTTAATTATTTTAAGAAACGACTAAATAGGATGGCATCTGACCGAGGTACATGGGAAGATCATTGGCAAGAAATACTTGACTATGTAATGCCAAGAAAAGCAGATATTACTCTTGTTCGTAGTAAAGGTGAAAAAAGAGCAGAAGTATTATTTGATTCTACAGCAATAACTGCAAACAATCTTTTAGCTGCAAGTTTACAAGGCACTTTAACATCACCATCACTACAATGGTTTCATATAAAAATGAGAGAAACGGACTTAAATCTTGATAGAGAAGTTCAGCTATGGTTAGAAGATTCAGCTAAAAGAATGTATGAAGCATTTAATGAAAATAATTTTAATACAGAAGTACATGAACTTTATCTTGATATTTGTTCTATTGGAACTGGTGCATTATTTGTAGAAGAAGGAAATAAAGGTTATGTAGAAGGTGGTATCCATTTTAGTAGTTTGCATATATCTGAATATTATATACAAGAAAATAATACTGGTTATGTAGATACCCTTTATAGAAAATATAAATTAACTGCACGACAAGCTGTTCAAGAATTTGGTGAAAAGAATGTAGGAGAAAAAATTAAAGAAGCTGCAAAAGATAAACCAGATAAGATGTTTAATTTTATTCATGCAGTTGAACCACTTGAAGATTACGAAAGAGCATTAGGTAAGGGTGCAACAAAGTTACCATTTCATTCATGTCATTTATGCGAAGAAGATAAAATGATTGTTAGAGCAGGTGGTTACAATGAATTTCCTTATCTTGTACCACGTTGGGCAAAAGCAACAGGTGAAATATTTGGTCGTTCACCATCTTACAATGCACTTCCAGACATAAAAACATTAAACAAAGCAGTAGAGTTAGGATTAAAAGCATGGACTAAAGCATTAGATCCACCTTTGTTAGTGCAAGATGATGGCGTAATTGGCAAGGTAAGGATGACACCAGGTGGTATAACTGTTATTAGAAATGATGCTGCCGTTCAACCATTACAGACTGGTTCTAATTGGCAAATAACAGATTTGCTAACACAACAATTAAGAACTGCAATACGACAAGCATATTATTCGGATCAACTACAATTACAACAAGGACCACAAATGACAGCTACAGAAGTACAAGTCAGATATGAACTTATGCAAAGATTACTTGGACCTACACTTGGTAGATTCCAATCAGAGTTTCTAAATCCACTTATTGAAAGAGTATTTGGTATTATGTATAGAGCAGGAGCATTTCTACCAGAACCAGAAATAATACAAGGACAGGCAATAGACATAGAATATGTTGGTCCATTAGCTCGTTCACAAAGAATGGAAGAAGCAGTAGCAGTTGAAAGACTTTATCAGCTAACAATGCAGGTAGCACAAGCAGATCCAGGAATTTTAGATATTATTAATCACGACCAAGCTATAAGAATGAGAGCAGAGTTACTTGGTGTTCCTAAATCAGTTCTTCGTGGAGTAGATGAAGTAGATGAGCTTAGAGAACAAAGAGCAATGCAACAACAAATGCAACAAGAGATGATGATGCAACAACAACAAGCAGAAGCATCTCAGAAAAATGCACAAGCAATGTCAGAAATAGCAAAACCTGATACAAAAGCTATAATGGAAGAATCTCTAGCAGTAGCAGAAGAAGAAGGACTTGTGTAATGCCAGACGAACAAGATAGAGAGTTAAAAGAATTAAAAGGTAATTATCAAACCACTTTTAATACAAAAGAGGGAGAACAAACTTTAGCTGATTTAGAATCGGCTTATTATCATAGGGGTTCGTATTCAACTGATCCTTATGAAACAGCTTACAGAGAAGGACAACGATCTGTAATTATCAGAATAAAAAATCTTATGAAGGAGGATAAATAAATGTCTGATGAAACAATGACCACCGAGTCACAAGATAACCCAGAAACAACTGACCAAAGTTCAGGTTCTGTTCTTGGGTCTAGTACAGTAGGTGATAATCAAAACTGGAGGGATACTCTACCCGAAGAATTGAAAAATGATCCTACACTACAAAATTTAAAGGACGTAGAATCTTTAGCTAAAACTGTAGTGCATCAACAAAAGATGATTGGTAGTAGAGTGCCTATGCCAAAAACAGATGAGGAGAAAAGTGAATTGTACGGCAAATTAGGTAGGCCAGATGAACCTACTAAGTATGAAGTAACAATTCCTGATACTCATAAAGACTACTTCCAAGAAGCTGCTGTTAACGAATTTAAAAATGTTGCTCATAAAATTGGTTTAAATAATGAGCAAGTAAATGCGTTAGTAGATTATCAAGTAGCTCAAATAAATTATCAAGCTGAGAATCAACAAAGTTCTATGGCAGTTCAAAAAGAAGAAGCTGAAACTGCTTTAAAGCAAGAATGGGGATTTGAGTACGATAAAAATGTTAGAGCAGCACAAAGAGCTTTACAAGTTTATGGAGATAATGATATTCTTGAACTTATGAATACAGAAGCAGGAAATCACCCTGCTGTTATTAAGTTATTTGCACGTTTAGGCCAAGAAGTTACAGAAGATATGGCTAAAAACACACAAAATAATAGGTTATCGGTATCGCCATTAGATGCAAAACAGGAAATAGAAAAGATCATGTCAGATCCAAAACATCCTTATTTTGATGCTGGACATAGAGAACATAAAGCAGCTGTTGAGCAAATGCGACAATTACATGAAAAAGTATTTGGCAATGCTTAATATTCTATGATATAATTTGCGTACCAAGTTCGCCCTATTAGGATAACGAATCGGTTAGCTGTGATGGCTATAAAAAAATCCGACTGACAGTATCGTTTACTGTAAGGTTTCCCTTTTTGGATAAAGACCGATTTAAAAATTTATTTTAATAGGAGGACTGAATTATGTCAGTACAAATAACTACTGCCTTTGTTGAGCAGTATAAAAGCAATGTTTTTCATCTGGCACAGCAAAAAGGTTCAAGACTAAGAGATACTGTTAGAACAGAAACAGTTACTGGTAAAGCACATTTCTTTGAAAGAATTGGATCAACAGCTGCACAGAAGAGAACATCAAGACATGGTGATACACCTCGTATGGATACACCACATTCCAGACGAAAAGTGTCACTTGACGACTATGACTGGGCAGACTTAATTGACCAAGAAGATAAAGTAAGACTGCTTATTAGCCCTCAATCCGAGTACGCATTAGCAGGTGCTTGGGCAATGGGTAGAGCAATGGATGACGCAATCATTTCTGCTGCTACTGGAACAGCTTATGGTGGAGTAGCTGGTGGAACATCAGTTTCATTACCATCAGGCAACAAAGTAGCTCATGCTTCTGGTGGACTTACATTAGCTAAATTACTTTCTGCAAAAGAAATAATTGATGCTAGT